GGCTGCAGGAGTTACGATCTCAAACGGGAAGTTGTATGGCACCATGCCATCCACACGTGTTCGGCGTGCGGACCATTGATTTGCGTTTAATCATTTCGATGATAAACGGAATCGTCGGTACGAGTTTGATTTGACACTAGAGGACGTGTCACCCACTTCACTGTGGGGCGGTATATTTAAGGTGTTACAGCCGGTACACCGTGAGCATATGGTGCTCACACCAATTCCTGTCCTAACAAAGTAGGGTTCCGATCGCGGTTTCGCGAAGGGGGACAGGTCGACATTCGTTTTAGCTGAAGGCAGCAGGATGTCATGTCGTACGAATCCAAACGACTCCACGCAGATTGCGGGATGGTCGAGAGGCATCGGACGAAGAACCTTTGAGTGATCGTTGTAGAGAAGATCGCTGATAAGGAAGTAGCAGTTGTAGGCTACAGTGCGGCACGGGGCTGAACCAATCTACCATTCTTTAAATACATATTTTTCTTTTGTGGCGCAAGGCAAAGGAAACAGAGGTATGGAATGGATGAGAGGGGCTCGAGGGCTGCGCGTTTATCAGCGTGTTGATCGCAATTGTCTGGCTGGACAAAGGTAGGTAACGACCTGGCTACGAATGGCCAAGGTCGATGGACAGATACCACTCATCGTCGACGGGACCGAAGTCATCGTCAACGAGAGGAGCCTCGGCGAGAGATAAATCATCATCGTCGAAGTCGGAATCGTCCTCAAAAGGTTCCTCATCGGGCCCAATCGGTTCACGTGAAAGTGAATCGAAGAAGCCACGTCTGAGGTCGACAGATTTGCTGCAGCCGGTTACAACCACCGGCCGGCAATAGACTTTCCGCCATGGGATGTCGGTAAGCACGTCTTGTTCCGTTAACGGAATGAAACGTGTCTTGCAGGCATACCGAAAGAGGGTGGTAAAGTTTCTACGCCACACAGCGTACCGGTCGTTTTCGACGTTGAATTCATCGAGCGAGCCGTACGTGAGTGAACGAAGCTGTTGCAAAAGAAGAGGAGAAATAAGGGCCGATAGTGCAGATTCGGTCTCAATTTCTGACGGCGTGAGTGGCCGTTTAACTTCAATAGACTCAAGGTTCCGAGTGAGATGTTTCATGGGACGCGATGCGCGTTTCCAGAGGGACAAGGACTCGGAGTGACCGACGGTGGCCAGCGATGTTAGGCGACGCTGTCGATCAGGCGACTTAGCGAGGTACGCGGCGAAGCGGAGCTGCATCTCACTGAATCGTGTGCGACCCGGTACACTAGACGTGTATTGGCCTAGGATGGGAATCCCAAGGCCACCGAGATGTTTCGGCAGGTAGTACGAGAATCCAGGAGGACAGAACCTGTTCATATCCGTCTTCCAAGACTCCATGAATCGCTTCAAGAGCGAGACCTGAAGTGGTAGCGGATGGCCGGCAACAAGATCTGTGGCAAGGGTGCCAAGATCAGGAGTTCGCAGGTCCTCAGATGGACACATAGCAGAACGGATCTGCTCAAGGGTCATAATCGTACCGTTGTCGTTTCGTTGCGAGAGGAGGCCGTAGTTGATGTAAGGCACAAAAGTATAGTGCGCATCAATCATATGTCGCTCGTAGAGTACGATGCGGCGGATGGCGGCAGGGAGCTTAATCGGCTTCCGGTCCTTGGATGGCAGAGCATCCCACTTATCGTACAAGTAACTGAAGTGTTGCTCCTGACCAGGAGTCATGATCTCATTTGATGGTTGATCAGGATTCTGGAATGGCGACTGCCCGCAACTATCACTAATTGCGAACATTGTCGAGTTAAGAACGATAAAGTGCTTCGAAACGAAGTTCTTCCCTGGGGATGGCGTGAGGCCACCAGCAGAGGTAACACGCTCCCACATAGCATATGTCGCTGCATCAGCGACGAATCCAATATCGTCGCCATTGATGAGGATGCCAGTGTCAGATATGCGGATCTGAGGAGCGTCGCGACGTCGAGGGTCGCAAGATGAATTGAGAACGGGAGTACAGTCTTTAGCAAGTTCCATGGCGTAACGGGTAAGGGCCATGTTGACAATGCAAAGTACTGGGAACGAAGTAGGAGAGCCCATCAGCTGTCCCCACTGTTGTGGTGAGCATTCCTGCTCAATTCGTTCCGGTGACCATTGCTCATTAACCATCGCCATCCGCTCGTTCTTCGAAGCGAGTAGGATACGGTGTCCGGTAAGAGAAGCAAGGAAGAGGTCACGAACTTCGTCGGTCCAGCCGGCTCGAGAACTAATCTCGCGGCCGACTGCTTCGGAAAGTGCTGGATTGAGATTATTGGTGGCGTCACTGTAGTCGCCAGATATATAATTCTCGAGCTCACGTCGCATACGAATGGTGCGGCGAAGGACAACATCGGTGAGGGGCTCACCGATGAGGCAGAAGTTAGGATGTCGTCGCAGTTCAGAATGGACAGCTCGTTGAATATACTTGCACTGATAGTATTTTCCTTCGGGGCCGCCCGTAATGACCCGAGCTTTGAAAGGCTCGGAAAGTGCGACAGGACGAACTAACATCGCCTGCTCGGAATTCCGCTG